GAGATACCGATGTCTATGTAGGACACAAGTTTTCAACCCTGACTCAGATAGCTCCACTCCCAGAACCGGACGACGAGCCAGAAGACGAAGACGACGATGATGACGACGATAGAAGCGATGTCGAGTACAGACAAATCAACCTAGAGCCGCCCTCCTACATGAGAGCAGCTGCCCGTAGGGGCCTTGAATACTACGAGCAAGGACTTGGTGGAGATGGACTGGTTGAAAGAACGATTCGCGAAGCACGAGCCATGGCAGCTGGTAATGTCACTGCTGATAAATGGGTTAGGATTCGGGCTTGGATTGCTCGTCACCTTCCTGATCTGGATGCTCCCTCCGCCAATCCTAATTCAGACGATTATCCTAGTCCTGGCGTAGTTGCACACTTGCTTTGGGGTTCAGGTCCATCAAAGCGTGCAGCACAACGAACTTTGACTTATGCAGAAGGTGTCGTTGCTAGAATTGAAGAAGAAAACGAAGGCCGAGCGAAAGGCGAAGCATTGTCGAAGATAGAAACACGCGTCACCCCAATTCAGTTTGAGGTACGCGAAGATGGCGACTACATGACCTTTGAAGGTTATGCAGCTGTATTCAACAGCCCATCAGAACCACTGCCATTTATTGAGCGCATCGCTCCTGGTGCATTCAAGCGTTCCATTGAGGCACGCAATGACATCAAGCTACTCTGGAACCACGACACTGGAACCGTGCTTGGCTCAACTCGCGCTGGAACACTAAAGATTTACGAAGACACCCGTGGCCTAAAGGTTACTGCTCAGCTACCTAACACGACAGCTGGACGCGACGCCTCAGAGTTGCTACGCCGTGGAGATGTAGATTCAATGAGCTTTGGCTTCAGCGTTCCTGCTGGAGGAGATGAGTGGTCAGCAGACGGATCAGAGCGCACACTACGCTCAGTTCGGTTGCACGAAGTTTCAATTGTTGCTTTTCCTGCGTACAGCTCTACCGCTGGTACTACTACCGTTCGTGGCCTAGACAAAGTGGCCGAAAGAGCCAATGTTGATGCAGATGCACTAGCAGATGCAATCGTAAAGCTGGAGGAAGGCAAGGAGCTTTCGGAAGATGAAGGCCGCCTCCTAAATCAGGCAATCAGTTCCTACACCATCAAGGAAGAAACCCCTGCTGGTGACAAGGACCTACTTGCTCTGAAGAAACTCAAACTAAAGCTAATGATGGGAAACTAAATGGCTAGTAAAGAAGAAATAAAGAAGGCGGTCCTTGCCGTAGCTGGTAATCCAGAAACGGGACCTATTTTTCAGCTTGCAGATGCAATTGCTGAAGCGGTTGTTGCCCTAGATGCTCCGGTTCGCTCCGAAGCCCCCTCCTTCAAGGCAACTGAAGAAACTCGCGTTCTAAAGGCTGACGAAAAGCGATAACCCCTAATCGCTCTTGCGAGTTCGCCCCCAGAGAGTTGTCCTTTCGCTCTGGGGGTTTTCGCTGTTTGTGGAATTCGGTTGTAAAATTTATCTATCGGATGTGAGTCAGCTCTGCCGTGTTCAGTTTGCGTCAGCGCAACTGTCCAAATGTAAATCAATAAATAGGAGACTAAATGTCTGAGTTCGTAAAGACTCAGCAGGAAATCCGCGCTAACCTGACTGAGCAAATCCGCGATGTAATCGAGGGTGCTGAGAAGGAAGGCCGTGGACTTGACGCTGCTGAACTTGAGAAGATTGACCGCATTGAGGCCGACATCCGTCGTGCTGACGATGCAATTGCTGTTGCAAAGCGCAACGAGGAGCGCGCACTAGAGGCTTCTGTAGCTTCTAAGGGCTTTGCTCTACCAGAGAAGTCAGAGCGTTCAGCTTCTGATGTTCTACGCGAGATTGCTGCTACCCGTGGCGCTCACACCTTCAACCGCGAGGAAAGAACTCTAGTTCCAACCACCAACACCGTTCCAAAGTCATTCTTTGACCAGGTATTCGATGTTGCTCGTCTAGTTGGTCCAATGCTAGATGTCGGACAGAGAATCAACACCACTTCCGGTGAAGACATCACTATCCCAACTCTTACCGCATACAGCACTGCAACCCTAAAGGGTGCTGGTGTTGCTATTGACGAGTCAGAGCCTACCTACAGCTCCATCACACTACAGGCGTACAAGTACGCTCTGCTCATCCCAGTATCCAACGAACTGATCGCTGATGCAGGATTCGACATCTCTGCTCACCTTGCTGAGCAAGCAGGTAACGGTCTTGGCTACGCAGTCAACACTGCACTAACTAACGGAACTGGCTCTGACCAGCCAAACGGTGTTGTAACTGCTGCTGGTTCTGGTGTCACTGGTGGAACCGGTGTTGCTGGTGCGTTCACCGCTGACAACCTGATTGACCTACAGTACACACTTGACGGAGCTGCTCGCAGACTTCCAGGTGTTGCTTACATGGCAACTGGCCAGGCTATCGGTGCAATGCGTAAGCTCAAAGACACAGCAGGCAACTACCTCTACACCGTCAATGTCGGACAGCCAGATAATTTTGCTGGCTACTCAGTTATTGAGAACCCTGCAATGGCATCTGTCGGAACTGGTGCAAAGTCGGTGCTTTTCGGACACCTACCAAGCTACAAGGTCCGCGTTGCTGGAGGAATCCAGGTCGCAACTTCAACAGACTACGCATTCAACAAAGACGAAACAACTTTCAGAGTGCTAATGCGCGTTGATGGTGACCTAACTCACGCATCACACATCAAGTTCTTCAGAGGCGCTGCAAGCTAATCTCTGAAAACAGGCGAAACCCCCCTAGTTCTAGGTTGCTAGGGGGGTTTCTTTTTGCTAAGGTGGTTACATGGCCCAACCTAGAATTCAGGGCGCTATAGCCCTTGCATCAAATACACCTGGAATGCCTACTGGTTACGGAAACCAAGGTATGCAGCTGGCCGAACGCATTATTCGGTCAGGTATGGACTTTGCAGCTTTTTCCAACTACGGACTAGAGGGCAAAGCCTCTACCCTGAAGATTGCTGGCAAAGAAGTGCCACATTACCCACGCGGTCTAAGCCACTATTCAGACGATGTAATACCAGTCTGGTTCAAGGACTTCAAAGAAAAGAATGCCGGCAAGAAAACCGTCCTAATGACACTGTACGATGTCTGGGTTTACAACAAGATGAAGTTTGATGACCAGATAGTGTCATGGGTTCCATTAGATCACATCACCCCACCACCGATGGTTGTGGAGTTTCTACAGCGCGAAAATGTAATGCCAATCACCATGGCTCCACACGGACAAGAACAGCTTGAAGCAATCGGCATTGAATCTACCTACATCCCTCATGGTATTGACACAAAGGTTTACAAACCAACAGAAAAAATAGAAGGCGTCAATGTCCGTGAGTTTATGGGCGTGCCAGATGAGACATTCTTAGTTGGTATTGTCGCAGCTAACAAAGCCAATGGTTCGATTCACAGAAAAGCTTTTGCGGAAAATCTACTTGCATTCGCATCCTTCCACAAGAAATACCCGAACTCACAGATTTACATTCACAGTGAGCCATCGCGTGTTTATGGTGGATTCGATTTGGGCGTGCTACTAAAGAGCGTTGGCCTAGACAAGACTGCTGTGATTCTGCCAGACCCATACGCACTGCGAGATGGCTACCCAGAGTCACACATGGCAGGTTTCTACAGTGCGATGGATGTTTTGTTATCTACAAGCTATGGTGAAGGATTCGGTGTACCGACCATAGAAGCTCAGGCCTGTGGAACGCGTGTTATCACAAGCAACTTCGCAGCTTCTAAGGACTTGGCGTCAGAAGACAGCTGGAAGGTCAATGGTCAGCCATTCTGGGACGAAGCTCAGGGCTGTTTCTTCTCTATTCCAGCAATCAATAGCATTGCGACGGCGCTAGAGGAGGCGTATCACGCTGAGCGTGGTACAAGCCTAAAAGCCGTTGAATTTGCAAAACAATTCGACTCTGACTTGATTTGGCAGGAGAAGTGGCTGCCATTCTGGAACAAGGTGTTTGCGTGATCCCAGTTCTGGGCTTTGCCACACTTACAAAGTTTGACATGGCCCAGCGATTGCTGGATTCGATTGATTATCCAGTTGAAAAAGTCGTCATTGTTGACAATTCAGGTAAAAAGTCTTGGATACCTGAGCCAAATGAATTTGTAAAAGAATTATGGACAATTCGGTTGCCTCACGGCCTAGGTGCTAACGGTGCTTGGAACCTAATTATCAAATCAACGCCCTTCGCGCCTTACTGGGTCATTGCAAACGACGATTCTTGGTTCGAACCAGGTGCTTTGAAGATGATTGACGAACAGGTTGACATAACAAAGTTCAATTTTGTTGATGTAGAGCCAAAATGGTCATGTGTAATACCTACAGAAGGCTCAGTAGGCACTGCTGGACTATGGGACGAGGCTTTTCACCCTATTTACTTCGATGACAACGACTATGAGTGGCGAATGGACCTGCTAGGCGTCGGATTCCATCACATTCCGGCCAAAGTTCACCACAATAACTCGTCAACGCTCCACAGCGGCTTCCAGAACCAGAACAACACGACCTTTCAGCGCAATGGCAAGCTCTGGCAGCAAAAATTCAGTTCAAATAACCTTTCAGAAATCGGTTGGAAGCTAAACATAAGGAGAGATAACGCATGGGACTAACCGTTTATACCGGAGGCACCTTCGATTTACTGCATTCTGGCCATGTCAACTTCCTAAGACGCTGTTCAGAGATTGGCGAAGTCACGGTAGCCCTAAATACAGACGAATTCATAGCCGACTACAAAGGCAAACCGCCGATTATGACCTATCAGGAAAGAGAAGCCGTCCTACTAGGCTTGAAGTATGTTTCGAATGTCATTCCCAATGTTGGTGGTGCTGACTCTCGCATTTCTATTGACCTTGTGGCCCCCGACTTCGTTGTTATAGGTTCAGACTGGGCCAAGAAGGACTACTACAAGCAGATGATGTTTGATCAGGACTGGCTTGATGAAAGAGGGATAGCATTGTGTTACATTCCCTATACCCCAGGCATAAGCACCACTAACATAAAAGGGCGCTTGAAAGTAGAATAGAGCTATGGCGATTAC